TTAATTGTTGTAAATATTCGTTCGCGTCTCCTATGACACCACAAGGTATGCTCATTTTTGGAGCGTTATCATCCGCACAAGCTCTAAAATGTAAATAATATGCCAGAACCTGTTTGTTTGGAACCGATAAAGACGATTGGGCTTTGGATTGAAAAGTGAATAATAAACTCGATTTAATGTCTAACGATAATTAAATGCAGGGGGTGAATATATGCTGGTTCGTAATTTTGACATTGGTTCAGACGATGTTCGACTCGACATACTGCAGATGCGTTTCGACACTTGGAAGAGTGCTTTTGGTAATACATCACGCGATCAATATCGGATTTATAATCGGATCGGTATTATTTGGTAATCACTTGCTACATATGATTATTTTGTTGGGATCATTGTTCCTTCACATTACATTAAGAGGGTGTTTTTTGACGAAAATCAACAATTCACTTTGTAAAACGGAAGGGACCCTTTTTACTACGTTTGGAAACCATATAATGAGGACACTTAACCTTTCGCACTTGATTTACCCGACATATTACGTAATTGCGATGCTAGTTGTCATTTATGACTTGTACTTCGTGCTTAACGCATGAAGCTTTGTTAGATGAACAGTGGGTTATAAATATATACTGATCTGTTGTATCGTTATAGTCGCCATTCCTACGTATTAGCATAATAGTTCCGCGGTTCGTGATCGAAGGCGCATTGCGCCTACGGATATACACACCGCCCCAGGCTCGCACTGCTACAACTCTTGAACGCTCCCACTCACACCCACGCCTACGCACCACCGATTTCGGTCGCTTACACCTACGAGAGCTGAACCAGCTTCTGACGCTCGACTTGAGTGATCTTCACAAACGGGTTGTGGTGATGACGCTCAAGCGCGAATGCCTTCGCGAAATGCTCTGGATTCCAATTGTACTTCCATTGCAAGGCAAAAACAGAATCTTTACTATCCAACAACCTGACAGTTTCACACAGTTCCGGGTGCTTTTTGTAAGTCATCGCCCACGCCACGTGCTGCCTCAGATAGTTGGGATTTTCGACCCGCCTCAGAACGTCGTCCGGGACGCATTTTAAGTGATCAGGTGATTTGAATTTTGCGAATTCGTGTTTCCATTCGCGTATGAATCTCGAACTAGCTTCACACGCGATGAACCAATTCTCCATTACTCCAGTCTCCGGACGAATCGGGTTTTTGAATCCAATCACCGACTCGGGGTAGGCGTAAATCCAGTTGAGAGAGGTGTTCATCCATATCGTAGCATCCATCCAAACACCCCCGTATCGCTCGAGGAGGTCCAAACGTAAGCGGTCCGCAAAGTGTTGGACACTTTCGTCTCCTCGACGAAGATCTGTGAAACGACGAAGGGTGTCGTCGTTCAATACATGGATTACCCAGTCAGGGTTGCATGCACGCCAGCTGTCTGTACACTCCAGGACCAAGTCGGTTGAATTGCGATCGTCGGACTGCCAATAGGTAAACACAATCTTTGGAATCGTCCGCGCACTTCGGGTGCATGCGCGTGCGTGTGCAATCAACACAACAAAGATTCCAATCGCAAACAGGGCGTATAGAAACATCGGCGACATCTACATTAGTTTAAGATTTTAGTTACTGAGTATAGGACAATGATCCATTCCAATCGTTTGACGGCTCAGCAACAGATGCTCCAATACGCCATGTTCACGTCTGTGGACGCGTTACCGAACTTTCCTCCATCAATCACGGTGACGAAGCTTTGCGACACGATCACCGCAATGGTTGCGGACAATGTCATCTCCGATCTACGTCTGAACAGCGAAGGGCACATACAGGTAAAAATCAACTCTCCACGTTCAACCATTTGAGAAAATATCGAGCTGTTCATAACAGGACGTATGTATTCGATATCTTTTGACATCGGAACAAAAAATCTGGCATTTGTCGTACTAAACGACGATCTAACCATCGAAAACTGGGACGTTGTGAGCATCGACCGCATGACCACACCCCAGATTGTCGACAAGTTGAAGTCATTGTTCGACAATGAGAGAGTCAATCCCACCAACGTTCGGACCGTCGTATTGGAGAAACAACCGTCACGAAATGTTAAGATGAGAGTAGTAGAAAACACACTCGACGTTTTTTTTACGATGCTGGGCGTAAAAAAGGTTGTACATTACAGCGCAAAGAACAAACTCGGAACGCTTGGTAAAACGATCAAGGGGTCAAAAAATTACACGATGCGGAAAAGGTACGCCATACATATGTGTAGATCGTTTTTGAAACAGCGAGAATACATCTGCGCACTTGAAGTATACGAGAACCACAAAAAAAAAGACGATTTGGCAGATTGTCTTCTCCAGTGCATATCATTCATCGACCACTCCGTCATCGAGGCGCTTGCAAACTGTATTGTCGTCCTTGATTTATGAGCCGATCATCCGAGCGATACTGTAGAGGTCCTGCGACGAGCCATAAAGTCCCTGTTTCAATACTCTCTCGGTCGAATTACTAACTAAGGACGCTCTACACGTCGGGCAAGACGGCGGAGTTGAGAGCGTTTCGTCTTTCCAAATATCAATACACTGTCTACAAAATTTGTGTTTACAAGGCGTCACGTATATTTTTTCCGCGCGTTCGAAACAGATCGGACATGTTCTCATGGTGGTTGCATTTATAGATTAACGTATTCTTTAATGTTTTTTAACCATGACATAATATTCGTGATCTTCGTGGTTTTCGTATTCAATCACATTCCATTCGGACCACACGAGGTTCAGAAACGTATCACACGAGTATTTCGCCTTCATCACTGTCAGGTATAGAATCGTAATATCTTCGCGAAACAGGTTATAGACTTGAGACCCGCCAATGACAATCATCGTGTCGTGATCAATCGTCAACTCCTCGGGACGTACGATCTGTAAATTGACGTGCTCACGGTACGAGTCAAACTTTGAATCGCGCGGATCGCGCGTCAAAACGATCGATTTTCGGTCGTTACCGGGCAACGGGCGTTTGTTGATGGGTAACGAAAAAAAAGTCTTGCGACCCATCAGCATGGTGCTATTTGCCGTGAGGTGTTTGAATCGTTTCAAGTCCACCGGCGAATACCAAGGGATTCGCTCTGCTGTCCCAAGCCCCAAGCCCATGTCGATGGAGAGTATGCAGCGCATTCCAATTTATTCTTACAAATGTGCTTAAAAGCGTTTTAACACTTAAAGAATGGTTTAAGCTATAATGACAATGTTCGCATGTGATCGAGTTTCGAATGGGCAAAGTCCGTACGATAAATGTTCGGATTTCAAAAAATCTTCGTTTCAACAAAGGAACTTCATGAATGTTTGTAGGTCACTGGCAGCCAAATCTCCATTGACCCATAAACATGGATGTGTAGTGGTTAAAGATAAAAAAATCATTGCCACTGGCTTCAACGACAAATCGACTACAAAAAGTAGAAATAGCATTCACGCAGAAATTTCCGCGTTACGCAAGGTGAAACATCTGGTGGACCATACATGCACAATGTACGTTGTCAGACATGGGCCGTCCGAGTGCGACTATAAATACAGTAAGCCTTGTGCGACTTGTTCCGCCATGATCAGAAAGTGTAAAATACGCACTGTGTTTTACAGTATCAACTCATACGCTTGAATGCAATCTTCAAATGCTCGTCATCAATGGATTCCATTTTTCGTAGAGTATCGGGTGTCGAGAAAGATGCATTTCCTATAGGCTTGTGTGCTTCCACATAATACCATTGATCGTCATTTGGATTCACCAACAGTGAGTAATACAACAGATAACTTGTGTCTGAACTTAGACCGGGCAATGGGAAATACTCGTCATCGTCCGCGATACCCAACTCGTATGTGAGAAAGCCTTGCACGTCGTTCGCAGTTTCCGCGAAAATTTCGTATTGAAATCTATACGTTTCGAACAGGGTTCGTATATCAGGATCGTCGAGACTGTGTGTGATTTGAACAGATATTTGATTATTTTCGACCACCGTATTCACCGAACATAAGGCTGCGTGATCTTTGTTGAAGGATATTGCGTCAAGATTCGATTCAATCCACACGTTTTCGCTCAACGACTCGAACGACGTGGTTTGATTCGTGCGAATATTCGTCACATTTGCACTCAGTGAGTAGGGTACTCCAGGTGTGAGGTTTTCGATCACAAAAGTGGTAGACTCTATGTCGTCCTTGTTTGAGTTGTTAACGATCCCCAAAGAAAACTCTTGAGTCGTGTCGCCTTCTGGGTTCCATTGAAACGTCATATCAGTCATCTTAATAATGTGAAAGAAAATTTCTGAGTCTGAAGTCGTACACTTGTATCCCCACGCGCAATGGTTCGGAAACGCAGCGCGTCCGTCGATGCGATGGCTGGTTTGTGTAGCATTGCCATCGGGATCAAGCGTTTCCGGAGAATGAACGACCGTGCGGTGTGAATACCGATTGGCTTTGAGCAGACGGACAATCGTGTCCCTTGTTTCCACGTATAAGGTTTCGGACGCTTGAGCTGAACGATCTTCGGCGATCTATTCACGACAGTGATATGCTTTGCGTACGCACTGTGTCTTCGTAGATAACGATACACGGCGTGTTCGATTTCCACTTCCAAGTCGGATATTTCGGACAAGAGGATAATCGACGGCGTCGTTTGCAAATGACGGATGGTCCATTGGGTGGTCGAATACAGTTTATGGCGGAATGTGTGTAGGTGCTCGCGAGAGGGGGCGGTAAACAACGCACGGGTAACGACTGTGTTCGTTATTGTTTGCTTATTCACAAAAAGTGTCATGTGATGTTTGTCCTCGACAATCTGAACATCGGTGGCTTTCTCAATCCCGTTTCGAAACCTCACGTCTGTCAGATGTAACCGATCGTCGGTAGTCGTATATAATTGAAGCAATGGTGGCGTACGAACAAATTCATTGTACAACGAAATGTAGTCTATTTGAATGTTGAAGTTGATCAATCTAGACGTGTTCTCGTACGATGGGGAGAGCGAACGATTTAAACGAGATATAGAAACATATTCGATACTCGAGTTGTCGATGAACACTTGCGGTGGTCTGGACACAAGCTTTCCATCCGCGACTACCGCACATCGACCCGTATATCTTCCGGTGGCGGACGAGCTGGCCATAGAGGGTAGCTTGAAGAGAAACGTGTCCGATCCCTCGGATATCCCACCGATTTGCCATACGGACAGATCGCAGGACAAGATCACTCGGTTGTTGAAGTGGAACCATTTCATTTCACCGTCGGAAAATACTAGGGAGCTGTCTGTGATGATATCAAAAGGTGTAAGTGTTGCGCCGTTTACCTCATCGTATCGCATGGAAGTGAACATAGGAAACGTATTCTCTTTGTACGGATACGTTGCAAGCACGTCAATCTCAATCGACTTCAACCCAAGGAGTATTGAGCTTTCAATATGAAGAAATTCTGGTGTGACCGTGTCGATGTAGGCTGTACCATTCGTCCTGTGCAGTGTATCGTCGACCGTCGTGTACTTCACAATCGACTTCATTGGCAAATAGTTGAATCGCTTTTGTTGAGTGTTGGGTTCAAACGGCAAATTGAGTTTGAGTTGTTTAAAGTCGAAAATATATCCCACGTCATCCGATGTGAATTTTATGTGACAATTCCATTCAACAAAATCACCGTACGCGATTGTGCGTTCATTCACAACCGTTGGCGTGGGTGAAGGAAGTAAATCAAATTGTACCGTGTCCAAGCTACGTTGACAGCTCAAAGTAACCTCGCTATTAATGACCACCTCATATTCAGGCGTTACCTCTTCGGACGCGTGGATAATCTGTACGCTCAACGTGCTAGTCTGCTCGATCGGGATCATCAATGAAAACGCGATGTCACCCTCGGTCAGGACGTCATCCACGAAAAACCGAGGGTGGGTATTTATCCAATAGTTGTTGAGAACGTACGTCTTCGACGACACCACGATGTGATCGATATGCACACGACTAGTCAGGCTCGGCGTCTTGATTTTGAATTGAAGGAGCATCTGTTGCCAAAAATTCGTTACATCTTCAGGGGCACGGTTGCCATTCAAATGTTCCATCGTCCCAAATCCTTTGCCCAATCTCAAACCCGGATGAAGATGACCATTGAACACATAGTCTTCGTCTCGTGGTTCGATTTCGAGGAGAAATTGGTGGTTGTACATCACCTGGTTCAACTGTGTGTGAAAGCCAGACATGGATTCGTCTAATTGTGCAACCAAAAGTTTCATGTCGTTCACCGTCTGTGCCGATTCTTCGATTGACTGATGCAACGGAGTGTCATCGACCACAACCTCGTTTACGAATAGCGAACGCGTGATTGTCGCGTTCGTGTACCGACTGTCAGAATACGCCATCGACGTACGAGTGTTTTGTAGATCAACGGCGGGCCCCGTGTTTCGTTGGGTTGAAATTATTTTTGGGCAATGAATTGGCACGGAGACGTCAGGATTTCGCTGATAGACCCGTGACTCACGTATCGGTCGGAGGTCTGTAAAGTCTTCATAAGTACCACTCAAGGTTAACAGCTCGATGTATTCACTCCTTGATTTACTTATTTTCGAATCGTCCTTGCAAAGGGACTTCAATACGCGTTTAGGACAATCTTTGAGGTTAGACATACTATCACTTATAGTTTACAAAACAAATTCTTACTCCTCGATGGTCTTTCGGTCGAAGTATACGTAATCGACCTCTGTTTTGTTCATACCTTGACTAAAATTTACTATATAGAAGTCGTCGCAACTTATTCCGAGTTCCGTCAGGGCGTAGTGATATTTTTTTAATTGTTGAACCTCCACTGCCTGTCGAATTGGACTCGTGGTCGCTTTGAGCTCCATTACGCACGTTCGAGGTACCTTCTCAAGGGTGTAGCGCAACAAAATATCGACACGTTCTGTTCCAACCGTGTGCTTGACGTTTCGTATGTCGGTGTAAAATACGGGGACGTGCTTTTCAAACTCAAGAGATTGAGCACCATGATTCCATAATTCAGCGATCAGAGCCTTTTGATAGACACACTCGTTGTGTGCGTTACCCAACTGTCGATACACACGATTACATATTGCGACAACGTTCATGATACGAGCGGTACTATTTTGTTTGCTAACGCATCTTTAAGTGAATAAAATATCAGTACATATAAATAAATGCAAACGTCAACGTCAGTGTATATAATTTCTATAGCGACTTTCCTGATAATCGCATTGCATATGTTTAACAAAAGGGAAAACGCTGGTTTCTTATATGATGTGGTGTCGATTGCTCAGAATTCGGAAAGCGAAGAAGCGTATTTGAAAGAACTCAACGAATCAGACGAGTTTATTGAGGCAGAACAACAAATACCACCCACGACTCGCGCACCGACGACCACGACGGCTCCATTGACGACCACGACGGCCCCATTGACGACCAAGACGGCCCCATTGACGATCAAGACGGCCCCATTGACGACCAAGACGGCTCCATTGACGACCACGACGGCTCCGGCGACTATGGTCCCGATATTACCACTTCCGTCAACTCTCGCGCCGACGACCACGATGGCACCGGCGACTATGGTCCCGATATTACCACTTTCGACGACTCTCGCGCCGACGACCACGATGGCACCGCCGACTATGGTCCCGATATTACCACTTT